TCTACTTCAATTGCAACCATTTGTCCCTCTAATATAAAATTAGGACAAGTGGCTGTTGTTACAACACGACCATATTTATCGTAAAGACAATCAACCTGCAAATTTGTAAGATTCCAGTTAGAATCAGTACCACCGTGAGCCGTCCCACTAGTCATAGCTGTTTTAACTTCAAAATTACGTCGTTGCCACTGATGTCGCTGTTCTAAAAATTTAAAAACAGGATCATCTGTAGGTTTCTTTGCTACTTTAGACAAATATGTAAAGAATGGAGACTGCTTAGGAGCGAGTTCAGCAACTTTTTCGCCAAAATTGTACATCCGCCTGGAATGGTCAATTGAGGACGATTGCATTCCACCACCATGGGTGATACTATATACATTTGCCATTTTTAACTCCTAGTTAGTTTTAACTCCAAGGATTCTGCTTATTATAGTCAGATATCATACTGTCTATAATCTTATCTTCTACAGAACCCTCATTCTGTCCAGTTTGAGAAGGCATAACCCCCATAGATGCGGGAACTTGCTGTGCCCTTTTTACCTGTTGAAACTCTCCAGATGGAGTAGGTTTCTGAGGTTCAGGGGAGCTTAATCCTTTATCTGATGCGTATAATTTCCAAAGATTATCAAGGCTAATAGAGCTTGGATCAGACATTACTCTAACAAAGTCTTCGGCAGTTTGTGAATCAACTTTAAATTTATCCATAACCTGAGTTCTAACTTCTGTTATTTGCTCTGTCTGCTGTTGCTCAGCTTGCTGACGCTGTATATCTTGCTGACGCTGTTGCTGCATTTGATCTCGTTCATCTTGCAACATTGCCATCTGATACTCAAACTGCATATTCTTGTAATCATCCATATCATCTCGCCAAGATTGCTCTTCACGAGTATACTTCGCACTCTCTGAGTTTGGGTCAGTCATCGCCTCATCCATTGAAAAATTATAGGGTTTGTTTGGCTTCTCTGGTGGGGCTGGTAATTCAATTTCAGGTTCAACCTCAGCTTGCTGTTGCGGTTGTGAAGCCTGCTGAGTAGCTACATGATTAAATTGCTGCTGCAATTGATCACGCTCATTCCGCATTTTATCAGCCTGGGATTGCCAGTACTGATATCGAACCTCATCATTATCACCAGAGGGGACTTCTACAGATGGTTCTTCATTAACAACTTGATCCTGCTGAGCCGCTATTTCAGGCTCCACTGGAGTTTCTGGTTGTTCAAAGGTATCTGCTATAGCTCCCTGCTCTCCACCGAATATGACATCATCAACTAAAGAGCCCTCATCTTGTCCTGTCTGATCAACACTGTGAACTTCAGGTTGAGGGGTAGTCACTTGTTCTACTTCTGCCATAATATCTCCTATTTTTTAGATTGCTTCTTCTTAGGGCGGGAAGAAGGTGAATCTGATTTTGAAGTGGCATCAGCCACTCCTTTTTTTACTTGCCCTAAAGCGTCATCTAGGCGTTTCTCGAATAGAGTGCCAGACATTTTTGCTCGATTAGAAGTTCCCTTCAAATCAGCTTTTGTTTTTTCGATTTCGGCTTTCATTTTGGCGTGATAAATTTCACGCTCTCTTGTCTGCAAGTCTCCCTGCATTTGCTTGATTGTTTCAGTCGCTTCCTGCATTTGAGATTGCAACTGCTGTATCAAATCTGTTCTTTGTAATACGCCTTCCATATCGAATACTTCTGTCTTCTTCAATACTTCTTGCTTATCAATAATACCTTTCTCATAGGCATCCATATACATTTCTAACTGAGCCATCCTATTTGTTGGCATAGTAGAACCTGTAACAACCACAACATCATATTTGCCTACGGTAATATCATTTAAAATTTTTATTGCACCACTTTTATCATCGAATAGTCGTTTATTAACAGTGTATTCATTCATACTATTATTTGGTTGAATAAGTCTCACAACTTTTTGAGTTGTATAAAGTTGCTGCATTATTGGAATAGCTACCTGTCCAAGTCTATTCAATCCAGCCTCTATATCTGCTAGCTTACTTTTCATTTTACGCTGACCAAATTCATCAAGGCTAACTGTAGCTTTGTATGTATGTGGAGCTACAGCTGAATTACCCATAGTCATTTCATATAAGCCAAGCTGATGATCTATATCATTCTTAGCCGTCATTTCATTCGAATATAATTCGTTCGGTAAGGGAGTTGGCTGAACTGGCGTTGGCTGCCCCTGATCAAAATCAACCTCGATGGCTACTCCAGGCTGGGCCCACTTCTGCTCGAACTCCCTCATATCTACCGAACCTGATGGTATTAAAATCTTTGTATTTGTACTTGTAGTAGCATGGGCGATAATAAGACTTCTCGTTTTATTAATGTATTCCTGCATACCTTTGACCATGCGAACATCTGACATAGGATAGGGGGTTCGGGTATGTTGGTTCATAAAGAACACAATAGGATACTTATCTATGGGGAGGACACGAGAATATAGATGCTTATCGCCCATAATTACACATTGTTTAATTCTTTTTGTAGGGACAACAACAACATCTATTTGCCCCATATCAACTAATTCTTTAAAAGTAATTTGTTTTATTTCAGGCTCTCCTGGTAAGTCCAATCTACCTTGAGCTGTAGCCTCTTGTACTCTTTGCTGGTGTATTGTTTGCAATTGTTGTATAGCCGCTTCTGCTTGTTCCTTTTCAACAACTATCTGTCCCTGAATAATCCATGCGGGCTGCTCTAAATATTCTGTGTATTCTTCCTCGGTAAGTAAGTCTTCACCTCCAGTCATTGTTTCGAATACTCTATAATGATCTACCATTATAGGATAATATCTTTCATATCCTCTAATATATTCATCACTATCACCAAAATTAGCTATTGTTTGAACATCTGGAGTTTCAGGCCATGTTGTCTCACCATCATCTTCACGACTGGTACTTGGTCTATCAGTTAAAAAGTTTTCTGTACTAGCATTCCCAATAGCTTTTTTATACATTGGATATAATGACTTTGCTTGGTCTTTTGTATAAAGTCTTGATATAATAACATTTTCAGCATCATCAGCAAAAGGATGTCTAGAATTTGGGTCTATATAAAGATCAAGAGGGTCTATATCATGAATACAGACTTCACCCTTTCCCATATCCATCATTGGGTCTACATAAACTAAAGCAGCACCCATCCCAGTGACGTAGTAATCGTCAACAATTCTTCTCATAATAGTGTTTCCCTCTGAGATTTGCCATATATATTCTAATAGTCCATTCATAGCTTGGGCTACTTGATTGTCACTGTCTTCTCTTGGGGATACTCTGAATTGAGGCTTATTTGCAGTAATTAAAGCTTTTGCTGCTTCTACTGCGGGATGTATACGATTAACCACTAATGCAGCCTGACCTCTCTCTTCTAATATACGCTTTTGGTCAGCTGTCCATTGTTTACCAAGTCGAAATTCTCTGTCTTCTTGAGCATGATTTGCCCAGACTTCACGCTTTTTTGAATATGTTTTCCATATATTCTGCGTTTCATCAACGAGTTTTTTGCCTGTTTTCTGTGATTTTGAACTGTAAGCCATCATTTAATATTAATACTTACATAGTTAACCAGTCAAGTATTTTATTTGTTTTTATTTCAACCTCTGCTTTAGGGTCAAACTCACTCTTTTTTATCCTACAAGGCCTTGAGCCTTCAAGAGCAGTCCATATAGCATCCATGATGTCATCGTTCTTACCTCTTGGATAAGATAAGAACTCTTGCTGCGCTGTCAAGTCTTGTGGTCTAAAGAAGAACTCTCCCTTTGCAAAGAATGGTACTAGCGATAGTAACCTTTCACTCTTTCTATTCCTTGGTTTAACACCTTTTTCTAATCCTGGTATATATAAGTTCTTTTCGAGCATTAATGCTCTTGTTGCACTTCTTAACGCTTCTTGGTATGCAACAG